TTATAGATTGGGGGGAGGTTTAGTATTACCCTCCCCCCCTCTTATTAGAGGCGGCGCGAAAAAGTCAACGCGTTGACTTTGACTATAATATACGTAAGCACTTACGTTTTTGCATATAATTCGGCTATAAATGCCGTGGTGTGTTTGGTATCTTCATGTCACCAAGAAAAGCCTATTGCTTTACTTTGAATAACTATACAGATGACGACGTTGAGCATATTGAAAGAGTTGCAACAGATGAGTCGCAATATGCAATCGTTGGTCGCGAGGTTGGAGAGTCAGGTACAAGACACCTCCAAGGATATATCATGTTCAAACGAGCGTATCGTTTCCAGACTATCAAGGATCGATTTCTCCCTAGATGTCATATCGAGGTCGCTGCAGGTTCACCAGGATCAAATAGACTTTATTGCTCTAAAGACGGCGAATTTAGAGAGTTTGGTCAAATCCCAGGAGGTTCGGAGGGGAGAGCCACTAGAGATGAAATCGCAAGATCTTTCAGGGATTCAATGGTCCAAGGAAGACGAGGATTGGATGAGTTCGTTGATGGAAATCCAGGAACCTGGTACTTCTCCGGACATAACTTGTTACGAAACCATTTATTCATCCAAAGGCCAATCGAACGACCCGATATTGATTGTAGATGGTTCTGGGGAGAACCCGGAGTAGGTAAAAGTAAGAAAGCGCATGAGGAGATGCCTGATGCGTATATCAAGGACCCGAAGACCAAGTGGTGGAATGGTTATATGTTAGAATCTGATGTAATAATAGATGACTATGGTCATAATTGTGTAGATCTGAATCATATGTTAAGGTGGTTCGATCGTTATAAGTGTTTAGTTGAAAGCAAGGGTGGTATGTTGCCACTTCATGCTATTAGGTTTATCGTTACTAGTAATTTTGAACCATGTACTTTGTTTGTTGATCAATTTGGTGTTGTAAACTCTCAGTTACCCGCTTTGATGCGAAGAATAAAAGTTGTTGCTTTCTAAATTCCACCGACCATGTTTTTTTTACTCGTACACCCCCCAGGCATTTTGGCGGTACTTCATGCACCCCCCACCTTCTAGAAGGTTCTAGAACATCAGTGGGCCCCACTAGGTACGTCCCGCGTAATTCCTATATGAATCTGGTCGGCGCTAAGTGGGCCGTTAGGCCCACTTGGCTGTAGCTGACACCGTATGAGGTGGAGGATGTCGCGTAGCGACGACGACACCGGTCCATTCCTATAAATACCGTTATTGCGGTATCATTACTAACGAAACCGGACGATTAATTATCTATGGCTAAAAGAAAATACTCTGCTTCTGTTATGACCTCCCGTAACTTTAGGAGGAAATATAACCGAACCAAAAAACGTTATATGGCTAGTCGTAAGCGTCGTGGTCTGTCATGGACCACCAGTAGTGGTTCTGCTAAGAGTATGAATTATAGATCTAAAAAACTCAAACGTAGTTCATATCGTAGTCATTTATGGAGAATGACGTTGGCCGAAACCCATTTCAGATCAGCCGGTAATACAGCGACTACCGTCACAACTGGTACAAGTCCTGGGTCAGGTACCGTTTCGTTGGTTCTTCCGACGTTTATTGGTACTCCTGGTCCTACAACTGCCTTCTGGACGACCACTGGTGGTTTACAGATCCCCGATGTTGGTTCATCAGCCTATACATTTAGTGGTGGTAATATGGTGATACGTGGTGGCCAGGTTGGGATTACCATTTCTGCCCCTGACACTGTTACTGACGATTGTAATGTTAAGATCTTTGTTGTATCCCTTGCAGCCCGTCCAGATTTTACTCTGTTGCCCGGTACTGCACCTTACGGTACCATGATAGACTCGAATCCGGACTTTTCCAGGTTTGGTAAAATATTGTATGTTAAGGAAAGGACAATGAATTATCAAAGTCCAACGTTTACGCTTGTTCATAGATTACGTGTTCAAAAGATTGACATTGAAGATTGGGGGACCACACTTGGGTCCCAGATAGCGTTTGTCGTGGTATCTACTAATATGATAGACACTACTGCTAATGCGTTATCAGCCGTTGTTTGGCATGACATGTCATTTGCTGCAGATGTAGTTACTTCTACATTATAGATTGGGGGGAGGTTTAGTATTACCCTCCCCCCC